GCCCGGGGCTACACCGCAGAGATCTGCCTTGACCGTGATCTGACCGACACCCTGCTGACCGGCTACAGCGCCAAGATGCGCATCGCGGTGGTGCGCCGCTGGCGCGAACTGGAAGAGCAGATCCAGCAACCTCGCCTGCCCAGCAACTTTGCCGAGGCGTTGCAGGTGGCCGCCGACCAAGCCCGCGAGAATCAGCACCTGCACCTGGTTATCGAGCAGCAGGCGCCCAAGGTTGCGGCGCTGGAACAGCTTGCTGGCACCCGGGGCTCCATCTGCATCACCGAGGCAGCCAAGCACCTAGGCATGGGCCCGCTGAAGCTCTTCAACTGGATGCACGCCAACCGCTGGATTTACCGGCGCTCCAGCTTCGCCAACTGGTCGGCCTTCCAACCGCGCCTGTCCGCCGGCCTGCTTGAGCACAAGCTGGTCCGCATCCCCAACAACGAATCCGAAGAGCTGAAGACGGTCGAGCAGGTGATGGTTACCCGCCGCGGGCTCGTCGTGCTCGCTGAAAAGATTGGAGCTACACCGTGAGTGTTCAAGCAATGTCGTGGGCACTGTCCCGCCGTGACCTTGGTAAAGATTCGAGCGCGCGTCATGTGCTGCTGTGCCTGGCCAACTACGCCGGCACCGATGGCCGTGGGGCTTTCCCATCCGCCAAGACCCTGACAGATGACACTGGCCTGTCGGAGCGCACCGTGCGCCTGAAGCTTGACCTGCTGGAAGAGCGCGGCTTGATCGTTCGCGGAAACCAGGCCTTGGCCGCCGTGTATATCGATCGCCATGACCGCCGCCCAGTGGTGTACGACCTCATGATTAAACGGGGTGCAGCAGTTGCACCCCGTGAAGATGAAACGGGGTGCAGCCAGCAACAGAACGGGGTGCAGCCTACGACAGAACGGGGTGCAGCCACTGCACCCAATCCGTCACTTAACCATCAAGTAACCGAACAGCAGCAGCCGCACGTGTTTGCCGACGTTGCCGATGAGCAAGACCGCGAAGTGCTCGAGCAACTGCAATCACTCACCGATAGCCGTCAGCGCTTCTCGATGTTCGCCGAATGGACTCCACGGCCTGGCACCCTGAACGCCCAACTGGTGATCCTTGGTGTACCAGATTCGGCGCTCGACGACGCTGACGTGATCGGCTCGTTCATGGGCTTTCACGTTGCCAAGCCTGAGATCCGCGACACCGACGGCGGCTGGTGCCACCGCCTGGCCAAGTGGATCAAGCGCCAAGCGACCGAGAGTACCAGCGAGGCCAAAGCCGATGAAGCCCCAGCAGACTGGGCAGCCAAGGGGGTTCGCTTGTGAAGAACGCAACCAGCGTCCGCGACCTGATCGCCACCCGCCGCACCGACCCAACCTACCAAGCACCTGTCGAGCCCGGCGCCGTTGCGGTTGACCCGGCGACCCAGGCAGTGATCGACGATCTGTTCCTACGCCTGCGCGGTGCGTGCGGCGCGTGGCGCCAGTCCTGGCCGACTGAAGCCGTCATGAACGCATCGAAGCTGGAATGGTTGGGTGAGTTCATGCGCGCTGGGATCAACCGCATGGAGCAGATTGACCACGGGATGCGCGTGCTTAGCGCGAGCAAGGTGGCATTCGTGCCGGCGCCCGGGGTGTTCGTGAGCTGGTGCTTTGCGCCGGAAGGCCTGGGCCTGCCCAGCGTTGAGAAGGCCTATGCCCAGGGCCTGCGCAATTGCCACCCGGCCATGCGCGGCGCGGCCAAGTGGATGCACCCGGCGGTGTATCACGCCACTGCTGCCGCCGGTTTCCACAGCCTGCCGTTGCTTTCCCGCGAACTTGGCATGGCGTCGTTCGAGAAGCATTACCTGCTGCAGTGCCGGAAGATCTGGAAGGGCGAAGCGCTTGGCCCTGTGCCTGTGGCCGAGCTCGCCGCGCCGCCACCCTCCCGTGATCCGGCGGTGGCCCGTGCGGCGCTGGCCGAACTACGCAAGCAGCGAGGTGCGCGCCGTGCGTAATCCCATGTGCTTGCTCCCTGACGTGATCCAGTTCCGCTTCGCCGTGTACGCCTGCAGCTACAAGGTCGGGCTAAGTGATCGCCCCGAACAGCCAATGGCGATGTTTCAGCTTCGCTCCCATGCCAACGAAATGGGCGCGCGCATGTGGCCCAGCACCTTCGAAATCGTCGACCTTGAAGAGTACCGCCCATGAGAATACGCCAGAACCAACTTACCAAGGCCGCCCGGGGCCGCGAATGCCAGATCCGTGTGCCGGGCGTGTGTAACGGCAACCCCGAAACCACCGTGCTGGCCCACTACCGCCTGGCGGGCACCAACGGCATGAGCTGCAAGCCGAACGACTTTCAGGGCGCATGGTCCTGCTCGGCCTGCCACGACTACGTCGACGGTCGTGGCGCGAGCCGCCGCGGTGCCGATCGTGAGGAAGCGCGTCTGCTGCACGCCGAGGGCGTCATGCGCACCCAGGACATTCTCATTCGTGAAGGGAAGGTGGCATCGTGATCGAATATCCTGCCCCGGCCGGTCCGTCGACGCTCCTGTTTGGTGGCATTCGCATCAACATCTGCGAACACTTGCCCAAGACCAAGCGAATCACCTGGCGCACTGAGCGGAAATGGTGCCACCGACGCAAGTTTCCCCGGCAGCAATACCGGGTTAACTCCAAGGAAGTCGCTTGCGAGACCATGATCATGATGGGCGGACAGGCGTTCGTTTCTCCTGAAACGGCCGAGCGGCTGAACGCTCAGTTGATACAGGTGCCCGCACGATGAAGGCCGCAGCGATGAAAGCATTCGGCCCGCGCGCCGCCCGCGCCAAGCCCGCCGATCGTGAAGGCCTAGAGCAGGCCGCGCTGATGCGCGAAGTCGAGTTGCGCTACTCCGAGGCGTTCAAGCTGATCTACCACGTGCCCAACGGAGGTCACCGGCTCAAGGCAGTGGCGGCGAAGCTGAAAGGGCAGGGAGTGAAGGCGGGCGTTCCGGACTTGGTCTTGCCGATGGCGCGCGGCGGGCACTTCGGCCTGTACATCGAGTTCAAGGCCATGCCGCCGTTCGACGCCGCGGTGTCGGCCAGCCAGGACGCTTACATTCAGGCGTTGATCGCCCAGGGGTATCTTGCGGTGGTGTGCCGAGGGCACATCGATGCGCTGGAATGCCTGCGGGCGTATCTGCTCCAGCCCCGGACGAGGGTAGCTGCATGAGCAAGACGCGCGCGGTGAAGTTCAGCGACGCCGAGATCCGCCGGCAGGCCGCCGACCCTGCCGTGCACGACCTGCGCGACCCACGGCACCCGGGCCTGTACCTGCGTTTCGGCCAGGATCGGCAGCGCGGGTCGTGGTATCTGGTGAAGGGCAAGGCTTGGAACCAGATAGCTCGCTTCCCCGACCTGGGCGCCGCCGCGGTGTTGGCAGAACTGCCGGCGCTCCGTCAGCGCCTGCTGCGCGATCCGGCGGCGGCGGTGGCGTTGGGCGGCCTGGCCACCGTGGGCCAGCTGCTGGACTGGTACGGCGACAGAATGGGTCGTGACCGGTCGCTGTCGGCCAAACGCAAGAGCGGCGGCAAGTCGGCCATCGCCTGCCACCTGCGGCCGCGCCTGGCCAGCCTGCCCATCCGCGATGTGTCGGCGCCGGTGCTGGACAAGCTGCTGATGTGGCCGGCGCAGGAAGCCCTGGCGCTGTCCTACGTCCGCCAGCTGTTCGGCCTGCTGGTGGTCGCGTTCCGCCAGGCGCACAAACTGGGGCTGATCGAGAGCAACCCGGTGGCCGGGCTCAAGTTCGTGGACTTCACGAAGGCCAAGATCATGCCCAAGGCGGCGCGGCTGCGTGGTGTGCACCTGGTGGACGTGGTCCCGGCGCTGGCCCAGCGGTTCGACGAGCAGCCAGTGGAGGCCATGCTGGCGCTGATGATGCTGTGCCACGGCACCCGGGTGGGCGAGACGCGCCTGGCGCGCTGGCCGGATATCTCGCTGGCCGACGGTGAGTGGTTCATCCCCGCCGAGCACACCAAGACCCGCACCGAGCATCGGCTGCCCATCACGGCCCAAGTCAAGGCGCTGCTGATTCGGTATCGCGCCGTTCAGCTCGCCCAGGGCTACGACGGCATATACCTGTTCCCGTCGCGGCGTGGCCGGGCGCTGAGCGAGGGGCAGGCCAGTGCCGTGTTCACACGCCTGGGCCAGGGCCAGTGGACCAGCCACGACCTGCGCAAAGTGGCGCGCACCGCCTGGACTGATCTCGGCATCGACGGGCACATCGGCGAGATGCTGCTCAACCACTCGCTGGGCAAGATCGCCTCCACCTACATCAACACGCAGGCCCGTGAGCAGCGGCTGATGGCGTTGGAGAAGTGGCATAACTGGTTAGATGAGCGTGGCTTTCAGGCCATCCACAACCTGACAGGCGCCCAATACGAAGAATCGCATAACCCCTCGCAGGCCGCTAACGGCGCGGGCTGCAAGGGTATTCCAGACATTGTTAATGGCGAGGTTTCAAAAGCATGAAAAAGAGCCACGGTCCTGCTTTCCGCCGCCAGTTGAAGTTCATCATTGAGTGCAACACCTGCGTTGGTAAGGGTGTGCGCCAGGGCATCTTCCACGAAATCGAGTGTGAGCACTGCCTGGGGTCTGGCTGGATCTGCGGTCACACGCTCAAGACCTTGCCACTAAGCGATATCGTGCCCGTGCTCAATGCACGGCTGAAGGATGCACTCAGGGAAATAGCGGCCGCCGGGCAGATCATCGGTGGCGCCCACGACCAGTACGAACAGAACAACCGCCGCGGCGCCGGCGGCACGAACTACACAGGGGATTGAGCGATGGGCATCTATAAAGACGTGATGGGCACCCTGGTGCGCGTGCTGGCCGCTGACAACATCGACAACAGCACAAAGCAGTCCTGGCAGAAGCTGATCGATGCCGACGCGCGCCAAGGCGGCACCGGCAGCACGATCTCGGTCCGCGACAAGTTCGATTACGACTGCTGCCTGTATGCGCTGCTGCACCGCGAGCTGGCCCCGGCCCAGTGGGATGTGCTGGTTGCCAAGTACTCGACGCACAAGGCCAACAAGGTGGCCGCGATCGGTCGCTTGGTCAGCCGCATGAATACGCCAGCCCCGCAGCTGTTCGTTTACAAGGCGCTCACCGCCTGGGCAATCCCAAAGCTCAAGGGTGTGCAGAATGGCAAGCGCTCCACCGACATGATCGTCCTGCCCGCCGAGTTCTACGACATGAACAGTTGGGACCCTGCAGGGTCGCCAGAGCGAACTCGGCACCGCTGGAAGTCCGGGATCACCAAGCGGCTTGAACAGATCGAGGAGGCGGCCGTAATTCACGCCACCGAGATCTTCGACGCCGAGGAAATTTTCGTGGACGCAGCTTGACCGTAGTGGCGGAATGGCAGTAAATTAGCCCCATCATGTCGATCTTGCGTGCGGTGATACGCGAGAACGATAACGGAAAACGAAGCCCGGCCCAGTGCCGGGCTTTTTCGTTTCTGCAGGGTGGAGAAGTGGCCCATCTCGCCGGGCTCATATCCCGGAGATGGGTCGTTCGCGTCGAGCCCCTGCAACCATTCCCTGTGCTGCTCCTACAGTACATTTGCCCGTGCCATGCGGGCCTTTTAATTCCGGAGTAACGATGGACCCGACCGACCTCGGCCCAGGCACAGCCACCTGGCTGGGCGGCACGGGCACCGTATTGCTTGGCGCATTCCTATGGCTGCGCAAGTTCCTAGCCAAGGACGCAACAGAGCGGGCAATGGACAACGCCGATATCGGCACGGTCCGGCGCCTGAATGAACTGCTCGACTCCGAGCGGGCACGCGCCAATGCAGCAGAGGCTCGGGCTGATCAATTCGCAAGAGAGCGCAATGAACTCGCTGCCGCAGTTGGCCGTATGGAAGGGCGCGTTGAAGCCCTATCAAGCCAGGTAGAGCAACTCACAAAGACTGTAACGAATCAGAGCGAAGAGATTTCGGG